CTTTTTCCTCCATGAGTTTATTGATTGTCATCTGTAGATCGGGTACAATTACCTGCCTGAAGTGCTGATCTTGCTTCGTCATAGCTTCTAACACTTCTTCCAACTCTTTAATTGCTGTGCGAGCTGCGCGACGCTCTTGTTTTAGTAGTACAACCGCGTTCATGTACAGTGCAAGGGTTGGCAGAAGTTCTTCCTTTGACTTAGAAGAAAATTCCATAAATTCAGCTTTTGCTTGTTCCATAATGATGCGTAATAACGGTGATCTTGCCGGCGGCGCAGGAAATTCTCAGCATCCGTCACAGGTGCAAGCGGCGCGCCCCCCTTCGCTCACTGGAATTAAGCGTCACGCTGATGAGCTTGATGATATTGAGGAGAACTCTGACGAGGAGTATACCTCAAGCGACGACAGCGTCTACGAGCCGCCGCCTCGCTCCCGGGGGCCGGGGCCGCGCGGGCCAGATGGAGGTCTTCGGAGCAACCCTGCGCAGGTAACAGAGCGATACTGGGACCACGAAAATCACATGGCTGCGTGCCGCGCAGAGCTTGCTGAGCTTGCTGAGGAAGGGGTTACCTTTTCTCAAATTGACGCATCACAGGGTGACTCTGATTGCGAAATTGAAAGCGAGGATGACGATGAGGAGGAGGATGAAAATGCACCTCATGAGGAGTCTGACCCTACTTCGTAATGCACTCTTTTACGCTCCAAAAATAGTCCACTGCACTGCAGGAAACAGTGAACCCTGAGTACCCGGCTGGTTACCACCCTTTCCGTCTGCACCTGGCGCAACGGATGGGTTTGTGATTTGCCCTGTTGCTTGCCAGTACGTCGGCGTAGTAATTGCTGGAGATGCAAAAGGCGCCTGTGGTGCAATAACAACATACCCTGGTGCGTACGTTGCACCAGCTGCCCAATTGGGGGGGACATCTGCAACTGCAGTTGATCCTGTTGTTTTCGTGTAACTCTCAGGAATAGGAATAATGGGAACAATCTGACCTGTATACCCAGCACTTGGAGTAAATGTCCAATTTACGTCATACGATGCTCGGGCTGCCTGTTGACTACTGATTGAACCTGTAATATAGCAAGGAAGACCGTATTGAGCAGTAGTAAAACCAGTTGAATCTGCTGCACCTTGGGCTTGAAAAACAAGATTACTTCCGTCAGATTTAATCAGACGAGCAAGCAAACGAGGCGAACCAGAAGGAATAGGGCTTGCAGCAGTGATTGGTACACCATTAAAATCAGTTGCACTATTAGGCAAATAGGTACCAACACCACCACCAGGTGTATTCAAAGGTTGTCCTGTAGATGCTGGTGAAATAGCAACTGGAAGGGATGTATCACCCCAATACAACATGTATGTCTGGTAAGCAATACCCCGACCTGTATCTGGAGTTCCTGCTGCATTTGAACGACGTTCAACAATGCAAACTTGAAGTAAACCAGGAGTCCAAAATGGACCACAATACGGAAAATAATCCAAGTTATCAACAGTCCACGTCGTATGACCAGCCTGAAAATAGGGACCAACAAAGCCTCCAAGTGCTTCAATAGGAGCAGGAAACGGAACCGGAGGAAACTGTGGCTTATCGTTGTTTGGGGGATCTACTGGAGCGAGATGCGGTGGTACGACAGCACCACCCCCGCCGGGGGCGGGCTGGGGAGGATGTGACGAATTTGCCTGTGAAATCGAACCGCCAACAACTAGATCAGCAGAGACAATTAATGAACCGGCCGTCTGTTGAACAGAACCGCTAGAAGAACTCATTGCTTTTTATATATAAGTAATACAGTGTTAGAAATTGAAAATGTCTACGCTTTGTCCTGTTCAATGTCAATCCTTCAGTTGTAGAGAATCGGGCGTTGTAGGAATTCCCGATACTGCTAACGCGTCTCCAATCATACCGATTACAAGCGGTGTGTTCTGTACCAGTATTCCCGGCGCAACAGGTGAACCCGTGTCAAAATCAACTGTTGTGCTTCTGACTCCCAAAAATGCAGCTGCTTGTGCTGGAGCAGACGTTTATGCTCAACCTTTGTTCGAGTCCCCCCCCATTGTAGAGCTCAAATGGAGTCCCTACTTGCGTTACGTTGTAGGTCAACAGGTCTATGGCCAGTCAACACTTGCAGATCCGTACAGTGCGTACGTATGCATTCAAGATATTCCTCTCTTGCCTGCTCCTCCTACTCCAAATCCTTATCCTCCTACCAATGCGTCATATTGGACAAAGCTTGTTGGTACTGGTGTTGCACCTGTTTTGCCCTGGTCGAGTACTGCAGGATACGCGCCTAGTATGTTTTCGGGATACACGTGCTACGTTGCATATCAGGGTAAGATTTTTGCTTTGGATGCAACTATTCCTGCGAATCCCAGTGGTAATGTACCGCCATTATATGATGACTTAACATGGGACTTGGTACCAACTGGTTTTCAAGTAGTTCTATCATCAGGAGTGGCATCCGGTCTTCACTTGTACAATTACTTTGTTATGGATACGATGGGTTTTCCTGATTCGTAAGCAAAACGTGTATGCATGCATTTACCAACCAGATCCATCAATTGGACGCCCAAGAAACTTCATATTTGCATACTTCCACCACGCATACTCATGCCACTACCGTGAAAGCGACCCTGTGCATCCTTCCAAATAGAGCCGTAGCGATGACCCGTCTCCTCCATATACTTCTTACGGGACTTGGGGACGTCAAACACAGAGTTCGTTGGGTGCAAACGCATCAACGTTGCGCGACGCTTTTCAACAGCCGCAGGGGTCCGGCGGGCGTGCTTTGGTCCCTTGCCCTTTGAAGCACGCCACTCATCAAGAACCTGGCGGTATGGCTTACCGGCAGCCTTACCAGCTGCACGAAAAGACTGCCATGCCTTGAAACCAGGTTGCTTATGTAGCCAATGACGATCTGCTGCAATGGCCTTCCGAACTGCAAGCTGCTTAGGCGTTAACTCACGACCGCGGGGCCCCCGCAACGACGGATCACGACGGGTTGAACTCTGGACAGCGCCAGCATCATCAAATGTAGTACGCTGAGCATACCGAGGCATGGGTGCCTCATACATAGGGCCACCCATCATTTCAACATCATCTTCAAATAATGCCTCCTTAGGTGTACCAGCACGACGTTTCTTGGCAACAAGGGCGGCGCGCTCTGCAGTCTTTCGCTCGCCATATTCCTGACCCGGAATACGCATTAAATGCTCATAATCTGGTCGAGCCTTAACATTGCGCCGCGTAGCCACGGCACCACCATAATAGCTGCCACCAAAAAAACTAGAGGGATGATAGGGCATGTTTGTATTGCTAAGCGCACTAGATAAAGAAACACGGGACGCAAAATCAGGTTGTGAAGGAAGGACAGGGTATTGGAGAACTGTGCGGCGGGAGGGGGGGGGTGGTGAGAACGGAGGTATATTTGATCCAAACATTTATAATTATAATGTCTTCACTTTCACTCACCAAGAGGTACGATGAACGTGTATACCAGGAGAATCCTAAATGGACTGTTCAAGTGGGTGCAACCGCTCTGACATCTGCGAATTTCGTTGCGCTTTCTAATTCAGAGGGTCAACTTACGTTTCAGATCCAGGCGCCAAGTCAAAGTGTATACCTTGATCGCGTTGTGCAGTGGACGCAGACGGTGTCATGCACAATGACCGTTGATTGTACAGTTCCGGGGGCCCTAGCTGTTTTTCCCCCTGTTCCTTTCCCCGTTGTAGTTCCTGGGCGCGACTTTGCCCTTTGTAGTAGTCCTCTCCATGCTCTTGTAACGACAATGCAGGCAAACATCTGCAACCAGCAGGTGTCTTCTAACCTTTACCAAAATCGCGAGCTCATGGATCTCCTTGCAGATACGCCCATGGATCGCGAGTGGCGCACGCACCCGTGCGCACTTGATGTGTTTGCTAATAACAATGACGCATTTGGTACAAGCATGAACCCGCTTGCTGGATTTGATTCCGCATCGGTGAACTCTATGATTGGCAATGGTTCATGGCCTATTATTTTCACAAATGCAGCAGGTGTCCCGCGTACTGCGTATACAGACGCTGCAGGAAATGCCGTGACGTTTACACCAGGTGGCATCCCCCAGCTTACGTCTACAACTACTGGTAATGCAGCACGCGTCTCTATTTACTTCCAGTTCACAAGTACAGAGCCTATTCAGCTCTCTCCTTTTGTCTGGCGTGAGGTGATGGAGCGCAAGACAGGTCTTTCGCAGATTCAAAACATTTTGCTTGTGATGTCTACGCAGGGCGCTGCCCAGGCTCGTCTGATCCGTACTACGTCTCAGGGTGGTCGCCGTATTTCGGCTCCTGCTTTGTGGCCTGCAGGAACAACAGGATCGCCTTTTTTGAATGCTAGTGTTCAGGGGCAGTTTTTGTCCCCGCCCCTTGGCGAGCCCCAGCTTCCACTTTCAACCACAAACACTGTTGATTTGCAGCAAGTTCAGGCATACATTTACCAGGCAACAAATCAGCCCCGTGTACAGCAGGTGGGTGCAGGGCCCATTCAGACACAGACTCTCAGTCTTCCAAGCATTCCTGATTGGATGGTTATTGCAGTTCAGCCCAGTCCTCAGTACATGAGCTCGAATGCGGCTATCACAATGGCAACGTGGTATGTGCCTATTTTTTCTGTCAGTGCTAGTTGGAGCAACGTTTCTGGTCTTCTGAGTGCACAGACGCAGGCACAGCTGTTTGGTATTTGCAAGGCAAATGGTTTGAAGCAGAGTTGGGATCAGTGGCGTGGGTACGCCCAGCAGGCACAGGCAGGTCGCGAAGGTCTCGTGCAGCTCACAGGTGGTCCCCTCGTGCTTCGCCCTGGTGTCGATCTTACGCTCCCTACGGGGCAGGCTGCGGGTATGACCAACGGTAACTGGACGTTTTCCATCAATATCTTTGTTGATACAAGTGCAATTCCCCTTGCGGTGCTGCAGGATCCTAACTTTACTCTTCAGACGACGGTCCTGACGGTAAACAGCGGTTTCTTTACGAGTACCGGTGGCGAGAGCCGTTTGACTGTTGGTCCCCTCTCCGGACCTCTTGGAGCAAGTCAGATGAACGTCAATGCTCTTGCAGGAATTCCCTCTGCAGGTGCGCTGTTTACGCCTGCAAGCAATGAGATCAGCGAGATGGCCGGGGAGCGTCTCGTTGGTGCGGGACGCTCAGGTATGGGGCATATCCGCCAGCGCGGTGTTTCCATGAAGAACCGCATTATGCGTCGCTACTAAACGATTACGCTTACGAATAGTCGCAATGCCGACGCCACCGCTCATGCGTTGGGCACCGTTCCAATCGTTTAGTGCACGCAAATCACGGTTGACCGGTGTGCGATCGGGATTCAAAGCAAGTAACGCATCAATTGCACATAATTCTATTTTGGAAAGCATGATGCGTTATTTTACTGCGCTCCAGTGTAACCGCCGCGGGGTGCTCCAAAACCCCATCCACTTGGCGCCTGTGTGGACGCCGGGGTGGGGGGGCCCGCTGCCATGCTCTCGCCAGGAGCGCTGCGGTTGCGTATGTGCTCCGCGTAGTACTCCTCTTCAGAGCGAGATGGAGGCGCGCCAAATGGCTGACCGTACATGCCGGCGCCCGCCACCGCCCCCGCCCCCGCACCTTCGCTTAGTGGTGCGCTCATCTGAGGAGGTGGAGCGGAAGACGCAACAGATGCAGTCGTAGGCTTAGTCTTCTTGCGCGGCGGGCCACCCATGCGGTGGACAGGAGCCTTAGGCTTTTGCATCTCCGCGCGCTGATCGAGCTCATCAAGAAGGCCGCCAAGCTCGCTTGCCATGTACATGGATGCCTCGTAGAGGTTCTTGATGCACGCATGGATATCAGATGACTGGCTTGAGGCCGACACACCGCCATGTTCTGAAGTCTCCTCAAACGTTGGGATATATGTACGCGGTTGAGAAGAGTGTGACATTATGGCGGATTATAGTACAATAGATGCTATTAATGGCGCCCCTTTGTCAAATTCTACTAAGGACACGTACATTAATACCCTCGGTCTTCTCGGCACGTTACTAGAGTTTAACCCTGATCACACCCCTTCCTTTCGAAAACGCATGAACGATGCAGAAGACTCGTACGACGCAATAAAGTATCGGTGGCCAGACCCCGCTACAAGATGTCGCGTGTTGACAACCATCCTCGCAGTAATTCGCCTAACAAATATTGTCCTTAAAGGAAAGTCCCTTTCCACCTGGAAGCACATTCATTTTGTTTTGACCCGCAACAACTCGCGACGCACTGGAAAACTGAGTTTAAAAGAAGAAAAGGCATGGGTGCCTTTTAAAGAAATTGTCGCAAAGCGCGAGCAACTTGCTCGTACAGAGTTTGGCTCCATGACTCACCTGTTTTTGGCATGGTACACCCTGTGGCCGCCAAACCGCAGTGATTTTGACAATACCATTATCTATGAAAATGAGTCCGATGTGCCATTAACACTGCGACGATGGATGTACTTTAAACCACCATTTGGAAATGGTGTTGTTCGCAGTCGTTCAGTAAGCGCAGTGTTGCGGGGCGGGGGGGGACGCGCGCACGGGGGGTCCGTGCACAGTATGTCTTTGCTTACGCGCTCACCCGATATGCCCAAGGTAAACTTTATCGTGTTGCGTCCTGAGACACCGCGTGAGTGGAATAGCTCTATGGCGCGTCCTACGTACGTTGATGAATGGGACGCGGCTCCCCGTTTGATTTTGCTTGATCACAAAACAGCCGGAACCCACGGCCGTATTTTGCGTAGCTTACCCATTCGCTTGGCAGAGGTGTTGGAGGCTTCTCTGTACGACTACCCACGCAACCGTCTGTTTTTGCGTAGCGATGGCGAGCCTTTCGCGTCGTCGCATAGTTTTACAGTGTGGGGAGAGCGATTGCTTGAAAAGTTGTTTGAGGGGCGGCGACTGGGGTTCAATGGTTTGCGGCACTCGTACATTTCCAATGTGTCGTTTGACCAGTCTAGCCCACAGCAATTGGCAGGACTGGCTCGTGACATGGGTCACTCTGAGTTTCAGCAACGAAGATATACACGTGGTGTGTTTAATCCCGGGCGCGCCCCGGTTCTAAAAGAAAAAGATTAAATGTCAGTTGGCCGACAGTTGGTCCGAGTTGAACTTAGACCCCCCCCCCCCCCTAAAAAAACCCAGCAAGTCACAGTGAATCGTGCATTACTATTTATTATCTTTCTTAATAGTATAACTTTGTTGTAAGGCTACACGGAGCCGTCAATGTGCTCGGAGGGGGGGAGGGGCCTAACTGCAACTGCAACTCATCTGCAGGAAGACCCCGCGGGAGTCAGGGAAACAGCACAGGTGTATGCATTATACTGGGAAAGTAAGGGTATAATGTCTGTATATTATGCTGTATACTGCGTGCTTCATTTTCCTTGTTCGCCGCCATTGTAAGCATCAGCTCTTTTACGGAGTTTGAGCCGCAAGCCATGCCCCGCGCCGTCATTTCAAGCTTGTTCGCGACGGTGAGCGCAGAGGCAAGGATGTCCATGTGAAACGCAAGGTTCATGAGATCGGAGCTGCACGAGCGCAAACACGTAAAAAGGTGGTTCGCAATCTCGTCGTCTGACTCATAAATGTCCACCAAAGAATTGACCACACTCAAAAAGCCTGCAGCCTGGGTGCGCGCATTGTGCGCCACCCACGATGCATAGTCACACCGATTCTCATCGGACTCGATCTCCGCCCGAAACCATGGACAGCATCGAATAATTGACTCCAGATCGTATGCCATTACAATGACACTTAATCTTTTGTCCTACTTTATATCTATGGTAACAGCTTTATCGTGTTGCGCGACACAATGTATCGCGGAAACGACCGAGCAATTGCAACCCACCGGCTTGGCATCTTCTTCAGATCCCGCGCTTCTTTTGCACTCATACCAATGTGCGTCTCAAGAAGGTACGACAGCGCCTGGGCGCCCAGGCCCTGAGGAAACATAATGAACATGGTACTTTCGCTCATTTGAAGTGACGTTTCTTTCCCACGTGCAGGCTGGTGCTGGCAGACAATAACGCTTGTAACCGAGTGACGCCCAAGAGTTAGAAGCGCTTTCAATACTTCTTGAACGGATCTACGCTGATCCTGCTCTAAAGCTTCACAGTCATCAAGAATTACAAGAGAGTGACGAAAACCCTCAATAACTTCGTGAGCTTCAAGGGGGTCTTCCACAAACGATTCAACACTAAGTCGGAGAAGAAACTCTTTGCCGTCACGGTCTCGCATGCTATCCAATGTTTTATCGCTGTGCAAAGCTGAAATCACATAGACTTTTCGCTTGGGCCATCGGTCCTTGTACTCTTCTGCAATGGCTTTTGCCATAAAACTTTTGCCGCTTCCAGATGCGCCAGAAATGCTCCACACATCACGTGCGGCGGGATCAAGTGTAGGAAGAATGACAAATTCCGCAGATTCAGGAGGACAATTCATTTCCGGCACCCCCCCATTTTCGTTAACATATACTAGAGAGCCATTAAAGCGATCCCTACTGTTTACGCGTGCTATAGCCTTAGACGGATTAACGTAGGGTCCTCGCGCGCCTGCAGAACCACGAGACAGGGGTTCTAAGGAAAAACCAGCTGACATAATGAATTACGAACTAGATGATCTCGATATGAGGCGCTGTTTACCAGGAGTTCGAGTGATTCGGTATCCAGAGCTTACTCAGTATTCAAGAATTGAAGATGCGCTTGATCCTGAAGGGCGTCTTGTGATCTTGTTTCTCACGGAAGGTCCCACCGTGGGTCACTGGGTATGCGTACACGGCAACTTCGAAGATCGCACCCTAGAATTTTTTGACTCCTACGGCTTAAAGCCCGACGACGAACGCAATTGGATGTCGCACTCGCGATTAGTTCAACTGAACGAAACTGAACCGTTGTTGTACGACCTTTTAGCAGACGCTGCAATGCGTGGTTGGAAAATCACGTTTAATCCCTATCACCTCCAGAGCACTGCCCCCGGCGTAGAAACGTGTGGACGTCACGTCGTAACACGACTCCTCAATCAGGATGCGGATATTCACGAATACGTGGATGGAATTGAGGGATCAGGATTTACTCCCGATCAATACGTATTAAAAGTAACGAGATCAATTTTACACAAATGAAGCGTTCAGCACCGTATTATGAAGAATCGGGGGGGGTGGGCGGTCCGCTTTCAACCGTTCCGTCGCACAAATACCTCAATCTTAGCATTATTAACGGTGATGCCGGAACAAATGGATTAAGTGCACCTCAGCGCGTTGCTTTTACTGAGTCGCGATCGTCGCCAATAATTGAACACACCGGTCAATATGAAATGTCAGTTACAAGTGCGACAATTAATGGCATTGCGCCAACGCTTCCACTCTGGATTCCACAGATCTTAACTGGTCCTACCCAGATGGATGTAAATCTGACCATCTATGAACTCGCTGTTGTTACGGCTGGTGGGACATTTAAAGTTGCTCTTCAGTGGCTACCATATTTTACAGATCCAGCAATTGCTCCTCGACCGGTGTCACCTGTTATTCAGCAGGATGTAAGCTCAGCATATTATTTTGCTAAGTCGTACACACAGTTTTGTGATATGTTCAATACAGCCTTGTTTGCTGTCATTGAAGCTGCAGGTGGCGCTGCATCGTTGCCGACAGGAGGGCTATCGTATAACCCTACATCTGCATCACCTTGGCGCTTAAATCTTCCTTATTCCTTTAACTATGAGTTTGTTGCAGGGTCTACGGACATTGTTCCACCTACAACATGGTTGCAGTTGAATCCACCACTAAATGATTTGTTGTTTTCTTTTCCAACTGCGTATGGCCCGTTAGAAGTTCCATTTGGTAATGTTCCATTAGGGTTTGAACCCACGTTTTATACTCTCATCCCACCGACCTCAGGTCCCACTGTTGGGCTGCCTGGTACCAATACGGGTCTTGCGATTGGTGCTGATAATGATCCAACAACATCAGGATTGTGGAACGCTATTAGCGCATTTGTGTTCACGTCAAATTTGCTGCCTGTTGTGTCCGAGTTGCGTAACCCCCCGACTGTGCTTGGTCAGTCAAACGCACGTCCTGGTAACACTGGACAAGGATTTACACCTATTATTGCTGAAATTCCCATCGTTGGTGGTCCGTATAACGCTCTTCAATCGATTGCATATACACCTACTGCGGAGTACCATGTTATTTCACTGTCTGCAGGGGGAAGTATTCAGCAAATAGACGTTAATCTGTTCTGGCGTTATCGCGTAACAGGTCAATTGGTCCCTGTTTCTTTGCCAAACAACGCAAGTATCAACATGAAGATTCTTTTCCGCCAAAAGAGCTGGAACGCGTCTATGTAGGGTCGCCAATGGGTATACGCTCAAGGTTAAAGCAGGAAATGTTCCATGTAGAGCCAATAAGGTCAACTTCTGCCTCCGGGTCTTCCTCGTCTGGAACAAGAGGTAAGAAAAAGTAAACCTGACCGCGGGGTCGTGCAATGCCTATTGAGTCTGTGCCCGGTCCCTTGCAAATGGTACCGTCATAGCCATCAGGCAATAGCCCATTTGTAAGAGAGGGGATAACGTAGGAACTATTTGAAAAACGCCATCCATCTGGCAACTGTGATCCAACTGTATACGCAGTTGTGCCCTTAATAACAGATGGCACGTATCCTAGGCGGGGGGTGGGGACGCCAGCAATGATCTGCTCAAGGGGGATAGCCTCGCCGATGATCGTTACTGAGAATGTTGGGATAAAAAGATTTGCACACGTGACTTCATCAGCTAAAAGGAAAGTATTTCCTAAACTATTTTGCGTTCGAACTGCCATGTCTTCAAGTTCTGGTACTGTGCAAAGAACTGCGGGTGATCTTATTGTCGCCAAGGACTTAACCGTGGTAGAAGATGCTACTGTCCAGCGCAATACCTTTATCAAAGGATTTGCAAAAATTGATGGTGCTTGTGCTGCAGGAACTTATTACCTTAATGAGTTTCCAACGCAGCCATTGTATGTGTATGGAGGTGGTGGGCCAGTTGCCATTAATGAAAATGCACCATTAATTGGTCCTTTTACGCAACCAGGTACTGCAACCGTTACTGTTTATGGCACTCCAAATGGAGCAAATCAGAATTATACTGCTGCTGTTGTACATGTGTTTCCAAATACAGACGCATCAAGTACATTGGGTTTAGGTGCCGTGTTATTGAGTACTGAACACGCAAATGGACTTGCATTAAGTTTGCCACCATTTATACCAGTGGGAACACCGTTATACATTGGCGTTGTTAATACGTCTGGAGCAATTATTACTCAATTAAACGCTGTATATCATTTTGTTCCTGCACTTCTTAGTGTTCCATCGTAAATGCAGTACGATCCGATTCCTTTACCGCAACCGGCGGTCCCGCCTCCCCCTTCCCCCCCCGGGTACATGGGTGAAGTAGATCCTAAGGTACAGCTTACAGTTACACAACCCCACTATTGCTCGTCAGGCATTGTTACTATTCCTGCTGGTGAAACATTTGTTCAACTGTACAACAAACCAGGCTGTTACTGGGACGATAATACTGTTGTGCTCGTTTCCCCTGCTGATAGTGATACGGCTTTGATGGCTAATACAGTTACAGACGGCAAGACAAATTTTGCGTGTCCTCATATAAATCCCATGCCGAATTCGCCCATCTTAAGCTGGGATCCAACTGTTAATTATCCGATTGATAGTGTGGTATCCTGGGTTCCAAACTATGTTGTGGGAACAACAAAGCCCAAATACTATGGCGCAGTGGCTTGGAAAGCAGTTACAAGCATTGTAGCTGGCGGCCCCAGTCCTCCAAATAGTACCAATTGGACGTTGTTTGGCATTGGAGAGTGTTACATTGAACTTTTTATTCCAGCTGAAAACGATACAAAGTGGTGCTATGAGGTTAAAAATCAGCCCGGGCTCCCATACCCTAATTATACCTATGTGCAATCAGTTCCCTAGTAATCTGCAAATAAAAAAATGTTGCTGGCGAATCGAAGGGGGGTCCCTCCCATTTCCCCCCACCCAGCCGCCCACTGCCCCCCGCACCTATTTAAACCAGTGAGTTACATTGATAATCAGTAATAACACGGTAATATAAAAAATATAACTTGGAAAGTACTCAGCTCAAAATTAAACCATGTAACCAACTCATAGCGGCCTGGCACTCTGCGTCTTTATGAAGAGCATCCAGGCAGTGGTGTGACCCACAGGGTCAGCGAGGGTCGGCGACCCCCCATGGAACCTAGGCGCTTGATACTGGGGCGGCCTGCTCCCGGTGTGTGGCAACACACCGGGCGTTGCCGCCCCTCCCTGGAGTTGACTTCGGTAACACCATCTCACACAATCTCCCATTATCGCAGATGTCGTCTGATGCTGCTTTTGTTATCCTCTCAAGGGAGAACATGGAGTTGAAACGTAAAATCAGTGCGCTTGAACTGGAAGTCGCAGTGGAGAAGTCCAAGCGCACGAACCTGTTGTCTGAGATTTCTGCTGCACTGGAATCATCTGAAGACGAAGCTGTTGCAGTTGTACCAGCGGGAGTGGATGTCACGTTTGACTACTCAGATTCGGAGGAGTGCGGTTGGTGCGGTGTGTCAGGAAACCCATGCCTGTGTGAAATGGGCCTTGTTTGCGGTGCGACGGCGCTTGCAACAGAGTTGTGCCCGTGCTTTGACTGCAACAAGGAGGAGGAGGAGGTGGCGGGTGAGAGTAAATAATGCAATAACCTTTGCGTGTGTTATCTGTGAGTGGGCTTATTGGCTTGACGGCTTATGGATTGACGGCTTCTGGCTTGACGGCTCACTCAGACTGTTTACGGGGGGGGGAGGGGGGGCAGGGCGGTTAGCAGTTAATATTGTGTCTCACGCAAACTCCCCCCCAGATCGACTTGACCGAGGACGCTCCCGAAGCGCCCCTGTCGCTTGGGGAGCGCATTGGTGCGCTGTTTGCGAAGAACAGTTTTACCAACCGCGTTAATCGCATGCCCGAGTCTGTTCGCACGGAAGTGCGCCAGCTGTTCACAGACCTCAACGATGAAGTTGAGCACTCCCGCGCTGAGATTTTGGCACGCATGAAGATGCGCGCAGGGGACGAGAGTGAAATCGAGCGCTTGGAGGGTGTTTGCGCGGCGTCTAAAGACGTTGTCACCACGCAGCGCGACTTGCTTGCCACAAAGACGCAGCTCATTGAGGAGTTACGCATGTCTCTCTCACAGCACAAAGCAAAGATCGACGAATTGGCAGGGGCGCTCCTCACAGCCGATGAGAAAATCACTTACCTGAGTCGCGCTGTTGTGTCCATGTATATCGAGATGACCCACAAAATCCCGACGTTCAAGGGCTCCACGTACGAAGCCCTCATCTTCGAGATGTATGGGAGCGAAGCATCATTGAAGGCTCTCGTGTCTGAGACGTACCGCACGCCTCGGCCCTTTGAGCCGCGCCCCATTGCAGGCAGTGAGGAGGCTGGGGGGGCGGGGGCTGGCGGGGCTGGCGCACTTACTCTTGTGCGCCCATCCTCACCTACTCCCATATCACGCGCGCAAGCACACGTGGTGTACGAGTGCTGCTCAGATCGCGGTGGGGAGCGCTCGTCCATGTGTGGCTGTTCCTGTTGCAACATCCGTGCGCAGGGCCCCTCCGCTCCGTTTCCAGTGTGCAAAGACTGTATTGAGCAGGATGAGCACGATGCGCAGGCAAAGATCGACGCGGGCCTTTGGTGCGTTAGCACGCGGCGCCCTGTGGCGGAGTGTCAGTGTAACGACTGCATACTCCCCACGTTTCGCACGGCAGTACCCCATGCGCCCTGCGCGGACTGCGAGCCGCCTCCGTCACAGGGCGGCTTCATCACAGCACTCGACCTGCTTGAGGGCGCTGCAGACGGCGGCCTTCCAAGTGCATCGGAGTTCGCCGCTGGCGGGGGGGCTGGTGGTAGCTCGTCCGCGTTCAAGAAGGCAAAGAAGAAGGTTACTATCCGCTCCTCACTTGTGGACCAGATGAACAGTTTGCTTGTGCAGCAGGGCGACACACCGGATGGCCCGCCACCTGTGACGGTTTCGCCACCTGTGTTTTTTGCTCAGCCCTCACCCGTGCGTGCTCCGAGCCATCCTGCTGTACCTGATGCCCCATCAAAGAAGACGCGCAAGCGCACTACACGCAGTGGCACTGCAGACGCAGCGGCGGTGGTCCCCAAGCGCCTCCGTTTTGACGACTTGGGTGCGTCGCAGGACGTGCGCACTCGGGTATACCGCTTCTGTCTCGACTTCGGTTACAATGGCGGGACTACTGGTGACCTCCCCATGGCGCTTGTCAGGGAGTTTGGCGTTCAACTTGCAATGGACATCGACGCCGCATGGGACTTCGCGCGTGCCTACGAGGAGAGCAGCCCGGAGGTGTTTCTGGCATATGGATGCGCGTGCCACCAGGCTGAGAAACCACACGACCCTAAGTGTAACGGGGATGGTGGGTATGGTCACTGAGGGGGGAGGGGGGGATTAGTAAGAGGAGCGACTTGTGCTGATGCATACGAATAGACAATGGGTGGCTCCCTCTTGACCGGAATAGCCCGGCGTACTCCGTACGTCGTGATCAGCAGTAAACATCGTAGCGTGTGGCGTAGCCCGCCAATAGGCATTCCCCGTGTGTGTGATCAAGTAAGGGGTAGTCACACATTCGCTTGGTTGGTCGAACGAAGCCAACCCGCTTTGAGTCCCTAGCGGCAGGCTCATCGCGTAACACAGCAACGAGAGTCCGTCGCCCCCGTACGAGACGCGCGCGCACAAGGGGCTCTGTTCCGGGATGCCTGGTGGCGCGGGCATCCTAGAGTTGAGCCCCTTTATACATCACACTATCATGTTTGTCGTTAGACGGAGGCTTATACCACTCCCTCCCACCCTACGACAGTCTGACTGAGTGAAGAATGGCTACTGTTCCAGACATGGAGGGTGCGATGCCCACCCCACCGCCCTCACCAGGCCGCGGTGGGGGGGCTGGCGCTGGCGCTGGCGCTGCTGCCGCTCAAGAGGACCACGTCGTGGTGAGTGGGGGATTGTGTGGTGTGTCCCGTAAACAGTCTGAGTTGACGCCTATACACCGCAGGCAGACGGTGACGAGATTGTTGTGCCCCGCGCTGTACGTGGTGATGAACAGGTCGACATCACGTACGATTTACTTGCAGGCCTCGATGTTTCGCGAGGCGAGCCCAATGGCATCAAGTTTCGGGGGCAAGCGACTTGGGTTACTATGCAGTCGTACTTGGATATGAAACGAAACTTTGAGCGGTCTTCGTTTATCCACGGTATGAATGGGCAATATTACTCAAAATTGAGTAATGGTGCTATTCTTCAGCACAAAGATGCCGCAACCGCCTCACGGTTGTGGGCCTTGTCAAAGTGGGGATGGGGCGAAGGCATTTATAGCATCCCCTTTAGCCAGTGGTGGATCGCCGACAACACTGCGCGCATGGTTACGGATATTGTGTATAGTGACACTATCCTCGACGACGGTGAAGGCCCCACGTTTTATACCAAGGCCGTCCTTTCCCACGACTTGTGGGACGTCAAACCATATTGTCCCACTGATGACGCTAACGCCTACCAACACTGTTTATCTATGTTCAAGGAGTTGATAGAGATCAACTCGGGTGGCGCGTACGGTAGCGAGCCGTTTCTCTATGTGAGAAACTACCTTGTGTGGATTTTGAAGCACCCACACACGCAGCAGGGGGTTATGCTCATTTTGAGCGGCGAGCAAGGAGCCGGCAAAGACTCACTGATGAAGTTTTTCAAGCTCATCATTGGGAAGGATTGGACGGGTACTTGTGTCGGCTTCAAGAAGCTCATGTCGAAGCACTCGACAATTGCAAAGGAGAAGCTGCTCATTTATATTGAGGAAGGGGATGATGTCGGTAAGTTTGACCTTAGCGACATCAACGGGCTGATCACATCTGACTCCATCACCATTGATGAAAAACACAAGAGCACAGAGACGCGTCAGCACAGCGCGTCAATCATCGTGAGCATCAACCGCCCCAACCCGTTTGTTACACAGGTGGAAGATGTGGGTGAGCGCAGGTACTATCTCACCGCTGTGAGCAAGCGCCGCATCGGTGATGTTCACTTTTGGACCGAGATGTACAAGCTGTTGGTGGACCAGCGTGCGATGAAGACCATTGCGGCGTGGCTCCTGTCCGTAGACGTGTCGAATTTCTCAGCACGTACGAAGGTCAGCGGGCCGGGGATTTTGCCTGATCCAACGCAGTTTCACAATCAAGTGTTTGCAGCTGCGAAGGCACCCCCCATCTACGAATTTGTCGACCACCACTGGCAATGGTTTCAGCCGCAGTCTGCGACAGCTGTACTCGGCGCGTACCTGGACTTCTTGCGCAGTAACGAGTACGATGTGCCTCGTGAACTTGAGGGCCCCATTGCGGCTCAAATGTTTGGGCAAAACTATCTCGGCCTGGCAATGCGCCGCGGGACATTGCTGAAGACACCCGCAAACAAGTACTCGAAACCGTTTTTTGGCGGAGCGGGCGGCGGGGCGGGCGGCGGGGGGGGCGGTGTGCGACCTCCATTGCCCCCCCCTCCTCCGCCCAAACGCGCACGGCTTATGCCAGTACTTGCGCCGTCACTACGCGCAGCTGCTGCCGCAGCCGCCGCTCAGCGTGCAGCACAGACTACGTTTGCGGGCGCTGGATTTGTACGTGGGGGCGCTGGAGCCGGGGCGGGGGCGGGGGCGCCGCGCGATGAGGACACGGGTCCTCCGGAGCCTACGGATGACTCATGGGAGGGTCTGATACAACAGGCGGAAAACATGTAGGGAGTTCCGTGCACACAAGTGTAGTAATACCAATCTTCATCCATAGTGCGCAGCGATTCGCGAATGTCTTGAAGGATAGATGATGCCGTTTCCCAGGACTGAGGGTTGCCGTTTTCGATCGTGCGGAGAACAAGAGCGATCATTTGCTTCACAGCGCTCACTTGGATTTCAGAGCGCATGTGCCGAAAGTCACGGCAGTTGTTACACATAAACACAGTAGGCGAATTAGGTACAGACGCCATAATAATAATGCCTTTTTCACGCCGAATGCGGATTATTTTAAATCGTCGGCGTCGGCGAGTAATACGCACCCCCCCCCGCCGGGCTGTGGTTGTTGTGCGGCACGCCGATCGCATGCTTGAAGCCAATTTAGCCGCTATTACCATAGTCCTCCTCGCATTGCTTGATGCAGAGGATGGTGATCCTGCGACCGTACTCCACGAGTCTACATGAGTAGCCAGCTTAAAATGCCAAAGCCACTACCCGTGCCACCAGTAGTATCAACCATCTGTAAAAAAACTTCAAATTCTTGACCAGGTGTTATAGACGAAGGTCCACCTCCTATAAACGTATTTATAGGAAACAATGAAGCGATTCCATCAATACCCAATACAAAGATAGTATCTGCTTTCACTGCAGTTGTCCGAATAACTAATGTCATACTTGTAAAAATAGGTGCTGATGAAAAACTTGGACAGCGTAAAAACCCTTTGCTTGCATTTCCACATTCGTACGTAAATCGAAGTGGACCAGGAACCCCGCTGTATCCTAATGGATTCGAACGCGTTCCTGCAGACGTTGGTGGCGGAGGAGGAGGAGGTGGGGGAGGAGGAGGCGGAGGATCTGGACCCGGAGGCGGATCTGGCACATAGGGTGGATACTCTGGATCGTCTTCAGGTGCGCCGGTAATAATCTGACCAGAAACGCGCAAGTCACCAGTAACATGAAAATCACCCGCTGTTTTGCGAACGGTACCCGATGATGCACTCATTTAATTGAGAATGGAAGCTAATATTTTTAGTACTGTATCCCTCATTATTTCCGTGTTAAGTACGGTAGTAATCGCTGTTAATCACAAGCGCTTGCGGAGTCAGTGTTGCCGTCAAGAAATTGTCGCTAGTTTTGATATAGAAAATACAACACCACCGTCAGAGAAGAAACGGGTTGAAGTTGAAGTAGCCCCCCTCCCCCCCATTGTTCCTTCATCATTGGCAGTCCGTGCGCCGTCTCACTAAGTTATCTTATTCTCTTAAGATATAAATAGCTATGCACCCTTACAACTGGCTTTCTTATGGGGAGGGGGGGGGGGCCTACTTCAACTCTTCAACGTCAACCGAACTTGACCTTCTTTGTCTTTTTCGCTTTCTTCGGTCCCCCATACTGATTCGCACGGAGAACATCACTTAAACGCTGTCCACTCTTTGTCATAGCTGTCCGATAAACCTTTTTGGATGCGTCACTGCGCTTTGCAAGCACGACCTTGCTTTGCCCCTGCGTTCCATAGTACCTGCGAACAAAGCGAGGCTGCTGAACGCGATAAGGACCATATTCAATTCGTTGAGTCTTAGTTTTCTTAACCATTTCTATTATGGATGTGTGTTATCGGTTTGATGATATGAATCTGATTAAAATTATGCTTACAGAATGTGCACTCAATCGTTGGGTAGGGCAGTGTGTCACCCTAGTCTTTGAACAGCCGTGTACAACGCGCCCTAAAACGTGTTTTGCATTGTTTAACCGCCGCGGTGTGTGATGTTGATATTTTTCATCGAGCTGTTCTCTGGATGTTTTGCAGTCGTTTTCTTTGAGCCCTCACCCATGTGACAGTCTACCGGCTATAGGGAGTAGACTGTCACATGGGTGAGGGCTCAGAGAGAAAGATTACCGAGGACTTGCCCCCATTGCGCCTATATAAATCTCGCGCGACGATCGTCCAGGTACACGCATTCGAATGTATTTTGCAAAGTAGTACTGTGGAGATCCGCGCTCAACCATAAAGCTGGGCTCTTCGTTTCGTGCCAGTACATGGTGCAAAT